GTGAGAGTGAGTGAGTTATTCTTCATGATTAAGAAGATACCAGATCGCACAAAAAACGCAAGAATTATTTTCAATTATTTTGACCCCCCCACCCATTTTTCAAAAAAAGAAAAAGCTGGTTTGCGAGAGGAGCACGGGGGGCTTAGATAACATTCTCCCCAAAATTTAAACCAACCCCATTATTTATCACACTGCTCATCTTTCCCCTCCCTACCTTATTACATTCTCCCCAAAATTTAAAAACACAACAAACCATTCCCCCTTATTATATTCCCCCCCAAAAATTTAAAACCAATCCACTTACATTCTTCCCCCACCTGTATTCTCCCAAAAAATTTAAAAACACAATATATACAATATATATATATTCCTTTCCCCTTATCTTTCTCCCCCAATACAGTAAGAACCCCACCCAAATTAATAAAAAAATCAATTAAAATGGGTGCGCCGAATATATCAAAAGCGATTTCCGGGCCGGGGCCTATTCCAAAGGGTGGCTTTTAGCCTGCCGCCTTACGAGTTGTGCGTAATGTTCTTTTGCTCCAGCTTCTCAATGATGAATTTGAGTAGTTCGCTGCGCAGAATGTCGCTCTTGTCGAATTTTATACAAAATATGCCCTTCTCCCTGCTTTCCTCATCGTCGAATGCTTCGATGATGCGGGAGAAACCGCTGCGCCCGTTGCCATTTCCATTATTCATGTTGAGGTCGCTCTGCTGGTGGTCGCCCAAGAAGATAAATTTAGAAAACTTACCTAGGCGAGTGAGGCATGTCACAATCTCTGGCATGGTGGCGTTCTGAGTCTCGTCAAAGATACAAGTAAGTGCGTTGAATGAAGCACCTCTAAGGTAGTTGACAGGAATCGCATGAATCCTATCTTCTTTTTTCAGCCTGTCTATTTCTGCCTTTACCAGAAACTCTTCCAATTTGTCGAAAAGGGGCTTGGCAAATGGTGAAAACTTGTCGTCGGCCTCGCCGGGAAGATAGCCCATGCCCTTAGAAGATGATTCCACAAGGTTGCGGACGTATACGATCTCGCCGCATTTGCGGGATTGAAGCATTTGGAGCGCCACATATACCGCCAAGCATGTTTTGGAACTTCCAGCGGGGCCATCTAAAAAGATTACCCTAGTATCCTTGTGCATAGCCAATTCAATAAAGGCTTTTTGCTTTTCTGTGAATGGGAAGTCCCTAATCTTTAAGTCGAAAGAGATTTTTTCTTTCTGGGGAACTCTGGATGTTTTATCCTTGGAGGGCTTCCCTCCTTTTTTGTTGGATGACGCTTCGTTTTCGGCTTCCGCTTGCTTTTGTTGATGTGGCATATATTATATGTTTTATTTATTGATCCCGCTCCCTTATGAGCTTTTCAAAAATCACCTCAAGCTCGTCTGGTATGCTTTTTGGCTTTGGTATGATTTTATCCGCGCACAGGCTTAGGGCTTTTGAGTAGATCCTATACTTGGTTTTTTTATTCTTTGTATAGAATGATGGCCAGACATTGTGATATTTTAGGTATTCGCAGCGGTAGAGGAAAAGGTTGACTTCTTTGGCATAATTTACAAGGTCTACAGGAATCTTAAATTCTTTCAGTAATTTTATTGTTTTAACTTCACAGTCGCGCTCCATTGCGGCCCACTTATCGATGAATGAGATGATGTCCCTTTGGGAATATTTAGGATTAAAATGGATCCTTTTATTAAAGTGCGGCTTGAATATCAATTCCATGATTGGCGTTTTGGCGTGCGCATCTTGGAATTCCCTCCATACCTTTATATTTGCGGCGCACTGCTCAAGGTGCCGAAATTCATGAGCTAGGACGGAAATCCATCCATAACCCGCCACCTTATAACACATAATACTCTTGGATGCTTCGTCAAAGTACCCCATCCACTTCATTTCGCTCATTTTTAGTGGTTTGGCTAGTGTGATAGTATACCCAAGCATTTCAACCTTCTTGGTGATATACTTGATTAGCTTGGCACAGTTTTTATTCCTTAACGCTAGCATATTGATGTGTATCTTCCTCTACACAATTCATGCGCGAATTCCTCGCAAATAGAAAAAATAGATTTTTTAGTGTAAGCAGTTATAATTAGTGTAGATCAACTATTAAACATATGACATTTTACTGCCCTAAGTGCTTCAAGCCGATAAATTATAGCTTAGCTCGTCCGTCGACATGCCCATTTTGTAAATCTAGCTGTTCGCAGCAGTTTGCGGCATCGGTGGTGAAGGCTACTCCTACCCCAAAGGTGGAGAAGAAGGAAAACGAGCCTTCCGTGCGCGCCCGAAGGATTAAAATGGATCCAGACGGCGAGGAATTTTACGATCAGGACTATTACGAAGGTAAATTTGACTCTTTCCATGCCAGTAACAGAAAAAATCTCAATAAGATGGGCGTGGAGGTTGAGGTGGATAAGGCCGTAGGCGTAAAACTGGGAGACATACTTAGATCAAACGGAGAAGCACAGCCAGAATCCACAGAAGAGGAGTCCATCTAATCAAAATGGCTAAATCTACCGCATCCGTGACCGCACCCGTCAAAAAACTCACCTTTGAGGAGTGCTATGGCGAAATCGACCAGATCATCGCTTGGAACAGATACCGTTGGCGTCTAAACTCAATCACTTGGATGGATTATGAAGACGTGGCACAAATTTTAAGGATCCACATCCATACAAAGTGGGATTTGTGGGATCAGAGCCGCCCTCTGCGTCCTTGGATTTCCAGAGTGGTCACAAACCACATTATTAATTTAATTCGAAATCATTATACCATATATGCCAAGCCATGCATCACCTGCAAGTGGAATCAGGGCTGCAATCTGTGTGAGCTATACGGCGATCAGAATTCAGCTTGCCCGACTTACGCCAAATGGGAGACGGGTAAAAAATCCGCCTTTGAAATACACAATGCGGCCAGCATTCAAGGCTCCGACAGTACATCCTATCCAGACGAGCACAGCAGGAATAGTTTTAGCTCCAATAATCACAGCGACCTGTATCAAATTGAAGATAAAAACGAGTATATGGATACCGAGAAGCTTGCGGCGGATCTTCACGCAAAAATGCAGGGTAAGCTGTCAAAAATCCAATGGATGGTGTATACTTACCTCTATATCGAACATAAGAGCGAAGAGGAGACGGCTAAACTGATGGGATATCACTCTTCAGAGGAAAAGAGATCGCCGGGTTACAAACAGATTCAAAACATCAAAAAGCAGATTTTCAAAATAGCCAAGGAGACTCTCAATGAGTGATATAGACCTTTCAGATAATTCCGTGGTCAATTTAAGCGATGACCAGAAGGATAAAATCGTGGCGGCATTTGCAGATGGCAATATTCCTGATTTATCTTCGCTTACTCAGGACATTTTTGGTGACTCGTCTCTTGATGGGCGCTCGCGTCAGGGCAGGGCGATTAAAAAGTACATTTCTGAGTTTAACATAGGAAAGGTTAAGTCTACTACTCCGAAGCCCAGCACGGGCAACGTAGAGCTAAATAGGCAGCAATTGCAGCAGTTGGATCAGGAGCGTGTGCAGGCTGGGTTCTCGATGTTGGGTTTTGCTAGGCGTATCCATAATAATCCAGAGCTTTGCGCGGCATCTAGAGAGGTACGCGCTGTAAAGGAGTATATCTCTCAACTAGATGACATCGATGATAGAAAAAAGCTGAGAGTTGACGATTCTGGAGAATTTATCTCTACTTCTTATATTCCAGCGCAGTATTCCAAGCCGGAACAGGCTACTGAGAAGTATCGTCCGCCGATGACCACCGCGCAGACTATTGCGCGCATCAACAAGTACCTAAACTATAACTGGAAAGAGGAAAGCCTCAAAAAGATTGAGCTTAAAAGAGTCAACGCTTTGATGTCTTACTTGAGGATCTTCCGTTTTCAGTATCAAATCAATTCTTATTCTCGTATTGAAGATAGGGAGCTATTTGAGGATGCGTTTATTCGTTATGCCCACGACAAAGAGGATCTTACGCAGGAAGAACTAGACCAGTTTATCACTTTGGCCAACGAGGGTGTGATTGCGGCTGATATTCAGCGCCGTCTGGAGTATCTTCGTATGTCCCTCGACGATATGGCAAGTGATTCAGAGGGAAAAAAGATCAGCATGGGCTTGAACGAGGCTATCAACAACGCGCAGACGGAATACAATCAATGTATCTCCCGTCAGGAGAAGCTTTATAAGTCTCTCACCGTTAATCGTGCAAAGCGTGTCGAACTAATGCAGAGCGAAAACGCATCTATTCTAAATTTGGTTCAAGCATGGAAGCAAGAGGATTACCGTATCCGAATGATCAGCTTGGCAGAGAAGCAAAAAGAGTCTCTTGCTGAAGAGGTAGAAAAAATGACCTCTATTGAGGAATGGAAGGCGATCATTAAGGGTCTCGACCCTAGAGAAGTGCTGAACTAATATTTAATTAATTAAAATACAATGATAAAATGCAACATCTGCGGTAGCGAGTTCAATTCCGGCAACGAATTAATCAAGCATCTACGAGAGGAACACAAAACTACTGAAAAGAAATACTGCTTGGAGGTTTTAGCCAAAAAAGACCTTCTCACCGATGAGGTTTTGGAGTATCGCAGCTTGGATCAATACCTTCTTTCAAATTTCACTGGAAGGGGAAACCTATTAAAGTGGCTGAAGGGTATCGATGAAGAAGACGCGAGAGAATACTTAACCTCTTCTTTGTCGGATTATGCCGTTTTGAAGTCTCTTGAGTATTTTCCTTCTCATTTTGAACTTCGCACCATAAGCACGCTGGTTTCTGTAAAGACTTACCTTCATTTCTTTGGAGGAGGCATCTATGATATGGTAGAGAGTACGGGTTTGGTAAATCGATACGCATTAATATCAGATTTGAAGATGCCTGAGCTTCCGTCAAAGATTTATGAGGATACCAGAGAGAAGCGCCCCCTCTCGTTTGGTAAAAAAATTACCGTGGAGGCCAAGAAGCTGGATTATGGCGATTACTCGTCTGGCGGCGACTTAAATATCGAGAGAAAATCTCTCTCCGATCTACTCGGAACACTGTCCAGTGGGTGGACGCGTTTCCAGAATGAAATGGATCGCGCAAAAGAGGCTGGCGCGTATGTCGTTATCCTTGTGGATACAGACATTAACACGTTTATGGGCTTCAAGTTCCAATCTCAGATCCACTCTAAAGCCAGCCATGACTTTATATTCAAACGTTGTAGGGATCTATGCAGGGCGTACCCTCATAACGTTCAGTTTCTATTTTCTGGTGGACGGCGTGATTCTGCGCAGCTTATCCCTATCCTGCTGGGTTGGGGCAAGTCTATCTGCTCAAGATTAGACCTTCAATACTTTAAGGACTCCGGTCAATTTGACAAATTATGTGGGTAACAGGCCAACAAGATATCGTAATTCCGCCAGTCCGCGTCCTTGATGAGTTAAAGGCTCTTACGGGGGAGTTGGATAATGAAACTGCGCGCATAACGCTAGCCAAATTCCTGCAAAACAACATCAGGTTGGCCACGGAACTTTTGATGGGGATCACTCTGGAAAGATTCCAAGAGCTTACCATTAAGGGTCTATTTGATCGCAATTACAGTATGCTTGTATGGGGGCGCGGATCAGGAAAAAGCGCACTTTACGACAAAAATGACCCTGTATACCTATTAGAGAAAGAAAAAGGGATGATCCCATTGACATCTCTCTTGCCTGATGTGGAATTTAAAGAAGACGAGTACTGGATGGACTTTTCTCCAATGGATCTTTGGAACGGCCACGGTTATCAACGCGTAACCAGAGCTTTGGTACAGAAGGGTAAAAAATGCATGTCTATAACTACTAGGAATGGTTATAGGATGTCTGGATCAACTAATCATTTAATTAAATGCCTAGATACAACAAATGGAGCATGTAAAATCATTTGGAAGAGATATCACGAGTTAAATAAAGGGGATTTAATTTGTATAGATAGAAAGCCTACGCCTGATAAATATATACACGCCGTAGAAGAATTGGATGAGGCATATCTTGTAGGACTTATTATTGGAGACGGCTGTTACTCCAAATCTATTAATAATATTCTTTTCAGTTCTGGAGATCAGGCATTAATAGATTTCATATCAAAATATTCTGATCTAAAAGTTCAAAAAGATAAAAGAGGGAAAACTTTATCTATAGGCTTGAGCGTGAGCGATTCAAGGCAGCTTTTAGACAAATATCAAATGCGGCGCGACCTATCTTACGATAAGGAGATTCCATCTAAGATTTTGGGCTCTAAAGGGCTATTACGAAAGACTCTTCAAGGACTATTTGATACAGATGGTACTGTAAGTAAAAATGGTTCTTGCGTATCTTTTTGCTCAACGTCAAAAAAGTTGGCCTTTCAAGTTTTTACTTCCCTTCTTCAGTTTGGTATAGTATCCTCCATTAAAGAAAAGAATACTAATTCAAAATTCGGGAAAGCTTGGAATGTAAGTATTTATGGGGAAAACGTATCCATATTTTCCAGTCAAATAGGTTTTTCTCTTGCCCGTAAACGGGATATAGTTGATAATGCACTTTCTCGCGGTAGGGTTTTTAATACCAATAATGATACTATCCCTAATGTGATTAATGTCGCCAGAAGAATTAAAGAATCGCTTACCATTAAGCGCGGCGAATCAAAATGGTATGATATTAAAAAATTAAAAGGTTATCGTAAAAATGGAATTTCGTATAGGAATCTCGGTATTGTTATAGATAGATTGGCACAGATGGGTGCTTCTGGGGAATATATGGAAAATCTTGCTGAGATTCAGAGGGAGCATTTTTATTTTGACCCAGTTGAGAATATAGAAGAGTTTGAGGGTAACTGTATTGACTTCAATGTCCCAACGGGAGAAATGTATTGGTCAAATGGTTTTATTAGCCATAACACATTTGTCGCCGCAATTTTTTGCATTCTTCAATGCATCTTTGAGCCAGGTTCCAAAATTATTATTGCCTCCGCTAACTTTAGAACGGCGCGCCGTCTCTTTATGGAGGTGGATAAAATTCTCAACTCAAAAAGCGCATTTCTAGCCAAGCAGTGCTTTAAGGATCCTGTAAAAAGAAACGACGAATACATCTATCCTGTGGTAAACGGCGGTTCGATTATCGCGGTTCCTCTTAGCGGCGAAAATCTTCGTGGTTATCGTGCGTCCGTGCTTCTTATCGATGAGTTTCTAATGGTTCCGAAGGATATTGTTGAGCGCGTTCTTATGCCCTTCCTGAACTCACCTCTGGATATCGCTGAGCGTATCCGCGTGCGCGAGATGGAAGATGAACTCATTAAAAAAGGCGCTTTAAAAGAAAGCGACCGCATCCATTTCAAAAACATCAACAAAATGGTGACATTGAGTTCGGCAAGTTATACTTTTGAATATTTGTACGAAACATACTCTTTGTGGAGCGACATTATTGAGAATCCAAGCCTGCTTGCTAATGCAGATGCTCTTGGCGAGGATCGCGCTGCGGTAATGAAGGACTCCACATATTTTGTTTCTCAGATTTCTTACGAATATCTCCCAGAGCACATCATGGACGCTGGCGCTATTCAGCTTGCCAAAAGCGGCGGCATGAGCCAAAGCGCATTTGATAGAGAATATCGTGCAAAGTTTGTTGATGGCGGCGATGGTTACTTTTCTCCCAAAAAGATGATGGCTTGCACCATTACCAATGGAGAATATCCTACAACGCGTGTCATTGGAGACAAATCCAAGAAGTATATCCTAGGAATTGACCCAAGCTTGAGCCAGTCCAAGAGTTCTGACTATTTTGCCATGTCGATTATGGAATTAGACGAGGAGCGCAAAGAGTGTACTCTCGTACATGGATATCAAAAGGCTGGAACCAGTATTCAGCACCATATCAAGTACCTCTACTATATCTTGACTCATTTTAATATCGTTCTTATTGTCCTCGACCATGCTGGCGGCGATCAATTTATTGAGGCGGCAAACGGATCTATGATATTTAAGCAAAACGGCATGAAACTTGAGTTTCTTGAGTTTGACTGCGAGAAGGAGGGTGAAGATTACATTACTGAGCTTCAAAATACAAAAAACCAATACAATCTTGAGGCCAAGAAGATCTGCATCAACCAGTATTTCACCTCTAACTTCGTGCGCCGCGCCAACGAATACTTGCAAAGCTGCATTGACCATAAACGTGTTTGGTTCGCTAGTCAGGCTTGTGCGCATCCAGATATCTTTCAGCAGATCGTCTCTTTGAAGCTTCCATTGGATTTGGTTTTCCCTAAAGGTATTGATGATGCTCCAGAAGACTCTATTGAAAGGGAGAAAGTAGGGGTAAGAGACTTTTTGGAGCAGCAGGACTTTATTGTCAGAGATACCAAGGAGCAGTGTGCGCTTATTCAAGTTTCTTCCACTACCCGTGGAACGCAGACCTTCGATATGCCGTCTCACTTGAGAAGGCTGACTTCCGTGAATAAACCCCGTAAGGACAACTACTCATCTTTGATGTTGGGCAATTGGGGAGCAAAATGCTACTTCGATTTGCACTCGGATGCGGCCAATAAACCAGATTATTCAAGTTTCACGCCATTTTTTCTTTAATTATAGCAAATTTTTAACAATTTGCTGAAAAGAGGTGTAATTATCGAGATAATATACCATGCAAACGAAAAAACCTAGAACAACAGTGAGTAAAAAAGTCAAAGAAGAACTTCCAGAAGCTGTCATGGCCTCCCTCGGTGAGATCGGGGAGAAGTCATTTAACCGCGTTGCGATGGCATCTGAAGGCGAGGGTCGAAAGAATCGTGCGGCGGTTATCTCTAAAACCCAGAGGTTTGCCAATCTTGAGAATGGCGTGGTACCATATATGTATGGTAACGGTAATGGTACTTATGCTCCCGATATCAGTTTGCGCGACACCATTATTCTCTGCCAGAAGGCTTACTACAATGTTCCTATTTACAGGAATACCATCGATTTGATGACGGAGTTTAGCCTGTCGGATGTTTATTTGACTGGGGGCAATGAGCAGAGCCGCAAGTTCTACAATCTATGGTTGAAGAAGATTGATGTGTGGGCTTTGCAGGACGAGTTTTACAGAGAGATGTACCGCAGCGGCAACATTTTCCTCTATTCTTTTAACGCTGACATGTCTAGGGATAGCATGATGAAGATTCAGGAGGCTTTTGGCGCTGAGGGTGCCACCCCTCTCTCACAAGAGGACTCTCGCTCCCTACCTATCAAATACATTCTTTTGAATCCTGCCGATATTAACGTGTTGGCATCCTCGTCTTTTATGTCTCCACATTACACGAAGACATTGAATTCTTATGAAATTCAAGCTCTATTGGATCCAAAAACAGAGCAGGACAAAGTTCTCGCGGACAAAATCCCAGAGATTGCAGAGTTGAACAAGGGTCGTAAGGGGCGCGAAGCCGCAGTCTCAGGATTAAAAATAAAACTGGAAGGCGACAGATTGATCTGTTCTTTTTATAAAAAGCAGGGATACGAGCCTCTCGCCGTGCCAATGGGTTTTGCTGTTCTCGAAGATATCAACAATAAGCTCGAACTTAAAAAAATCGATCAGGCTATTGCTCGCACCATTCAGCAGGCAGTCCTCCTTATCACTATGGGTGGTGAAAAGGTTGGCTTGCCGGGCCAGAAGAATTTACAGGCCATGCGCTCTCTCTTCGACAGCCAAAGCGTGGGTAAAGTGCTGGTTGCCGATTACACGACCGACGCGAAATTCGTCGTTCCAGACATCAGCGATCTCTTGAACCCTGAGAAGTACGAAATTCTAGATAGAGATATCCGCACGGGCTTGAACAATATCCTATTTGGCGACGAAAAGTATTCAAATACCTCTGTGAAGGTTAAGGTTTTCTTTGCTCGCCTCAAGTACGGGCGCGAAAAGTTTTTGAAAGACTTCCTTATCCCAGAGATGAAGAAGGTTGGTAAGGCTTTAGGCTTCAAGTCTATTCCTGAGCCTAAGTTGCCAGATGTTGACTTTGAAGATAACGCCACCATGAGCAGAGTGTATTCTCAGCTTGTTTCTCTCGGCGTATTGACTCCAGACGAGGCGATTGAGGTGTTCCAGAGCGGTAGACTTCCTACTCCAGAGGAAAGCCTTGAGTCTCAAAAGAAGCTCAAGCCTCTGAGGGACAAGGGCTACTACGCTCCTCTGACTACACCGACAATTGCTCAACAAAAAGAGCTTATCAAGGCTAAGCCACCAACTGCTGGCCCTGCGTCAGGCCCATCGGGCAAGCCATCCTCCCCAGCTGGTCGCCCAGCGGGTTCTGGCGGCGAAAAACAGCAGGTTAAGCGTCCGCAGCGCGCATTAGGATCAGATGAGTCCTATAGCTGCGTTGCCATGAGAGGCGTGATGGTAGAATTGACCAAGTTGGAGAACCAAATTGAGGCTCATCTCCGTAGTAAATTCAAAATCCGCAAACTTTCCTTTGAGCAGAAGAATGTTGCTTCTGAGATAGCTGAAGCTATCGCCGTCAAAGAAGAGATGAAGGATTGGGGTGTAAAAATGGCTGATTACTGTGACAATTTGAATGCTACATTGTCCGCGCAAACACCTCAAGAAGAAAAAATCGACGAGGTGGCGATGACACACGGCTTGAACACTATGGCTGCGGCAATTCTTTACCATAGCCGTATAAATAAAAATCAATTAAATTAAATGAATAAGATACGCGCCAAACAGCTTCATGAAGATGTCAGTGGATTAGTTGATATTTACGGCAGCGGTAGATTCGTGCCGCGAGACGTTTCGGGGCAATTCGCCTCATATACCCAGCTTACGGGATCTGGGCAGCTTCTTGATGGTAAAATACATTCCTCAGGTCAATACTTAGACAATAAAATAAATGAGAGGGAGGAGTATCTCACCTCATTGATAGGTTTAGAGTCTGGCGGCTATCTGCCTATGCGCTGCTTTTCTAAACCTATTTCCGTAGGCGCTTTCAGTGAATATGTCGAGTTTTCTCCAAGATTTGCCTCGCGCCCCAACGTTCAGCTGTTCATTACGAACGATTCTGTTACAAATTTCTCATATCTACCATTCGCAAGCGGCGTGTCAACCTCCGGTTTTCACGTGGTCTATTCTTCACAGATTGATAGCGCGGGTTACAGGCTGAATGTCAATGCTTCCGTTGACTTTACGGGTGAAAACTATCTTGTTCAAAATACTTATATTCCAGCGCCGACTCCGTCTACTACAATGCAGTGTTCGGGAGTCACGCCGCAACTCAATGTGGATAGGCAATGGGTCGCTTTTGGTAACAATTTCCCCGTTACACCTCATGTTTTTTGTAGTATGTCTAACCCGAACGGCAATGATACTTTCCGCCTAGT